AAAGTATATTGACGAGGAGGTAACCACCATTGAGTGTCCTACTTGTCAGTGTGTGTCACTTCGTATTATATCTAAACCACGTATTGCATTAGAAGGAGTGTCGGGAGACTTTCCAACTGCTGCAGATGCGTGGGCTAGAAAACACGAAGAGGCAACAAGAATCGCCAACAAGCGCAGAGAGGGTTAGCGTCTGGTGATATTTTTCATTTCCTAGAATCACAAACGTGACAGGAGTTATATATGGCTACATTTGAAGATCCGATTCAAGAAGAAGAAATTGAGCAAGTTGAAGAAGAGGTAGTAGAAGAACAACAGGAACCTCAAGAAGAGACAACTCCTGAACCTGAATTACCTGGAAAGTATCAAGGCAAATCTATTGCAGATATTGTTAAGATGCACCAAGAAGCTGAAAAGTTAATTGGCAAACAAGCTCAAGAAGTTGGCGAAGTTAGAAAACTAGCTGATGAATTATTGAAACGGGAACTCTATCAAAAGCAAAACCAACAAGCCCCTCAAGAAAAAGAGATTGACTTAAACGAAAAATATTTAGAAGATCCTGTAGGTGCAGTTAATTCTGCTATAGATAGTCACCCTGCTATTAAAGAGGCACAGCAACAAGCTATGTCTTATAAACAACAGCAGGTTACTCAGCGTTTAAATCAAGAGTTTTCTAACTTTAATGAAGTAATTGAAGATCCTAAGTTTTACGAATGGATTAATGCTTCTCCAATAAGAACAAGACTTTTTACAGAAGCCCATACTCAATATGATTATGATTCTGCTAAAGAGTTACTTTCAACTTGGAATACATTAAACCCAAGTAAACCGCAACAGGATACTGAATTAGTTACTGAAGCAAAGAAAGAAACACAAAAAGGTTTAAAAGCTGCTGCAGTAGATACTGGTTCGCCTGCTCCGTCTTCAAGAAAAATTTATCGTAGGTCTGATCTTATTAATTTACGTGTTCGTGATCCCGCACGTTATGAAGCTATGGCAGATGAAATCATGGCTGCCTATGCGGAGCAACGTGTCAAATAACTGAAAGGAAATAAAAAATGGCACTTGGTACTAATCACGTCACCAAGACTACTGCGGATAAATTTATCCCAGAGATTTGGTCCGACGAAATCATCGCAGCATATAAGGCTAATCTTGTTGCTGCAAATCTTTTCTCTAAAATGTCTTTCAAAGGTAAGAAAGGCGATACGCTTCATATTCCGAAGCCTACTCGTGGTTCTGCATCTGCGAAAGCAGCTTCTACTCAGGTAACGCTTATTGCTGCAACTGAGACAGAGCAGCAGGTTCTTATCAACAAGCACTACGAGTATTCACGTTTGATCGAAGATATCGTAGAGACACAGGCTCTTAGCTCGCTACGTCGGTTCTACACTGATGATGCAGGTTATGCGCTTGCTAAGCAAGTTGATACAGACCTCATTGAGCTTGGTCGTGGAGTTAACGGTGCTACTATTGGTACTAATGACTACGCTACTTCAGCTACTTCAACGAACGCATTTATTGGTTCTGATGGTTCTACGGCATACAACTCTTCATCTTCAAACGCTGCTGCGCTTGCTGATGCTGGTATCCGTCGTTCAATTCAGAGACTTGATGACAATGACGTTCCAATGACTGATCGTTTCTTGATTGTTCCTCCAACAAGCAGAAACACTTTGATGGGTCTTGCTCGGTTTACTGAACAAGCCTACACAGGTGAAGTTGCTAACGGAAACACAATCCGTAATGGTCAGATTGGTGACGTATATGGTGTTAAAGTCTATGTGTCTACTAACTGCGATTCAGGTGCTGGTAGTTCTGGTGCTGACCGTATTTGTCTCATGGCTCACAAAGACGCTTTCGTTCTTGCTGAGCAAATGGGTGTACGTTCACAGACCCAGTACAAGCAAGAGTACCTTGGTACGCTATTCACATCAGATATGCTTTACGGTGTAGCTGAGCTTCGTGATAGCAGTGCTGTTGCTCTAGCTGTTCCTGCTTAATTCTAAGTAGGTTCTTAATAACTCCCCAGGCTCACAAGGCTTGGGGAGCTTTTCATAGGAGGTAGTCTGATGTGGTCTAAACCTAAATATACAGAGTTACGTTTTGGTTTTGAAGTAACGATGTACATCGCTAATAAGTAAGGAAGTAACATGGCTATATATAGAGGCGCAGGAGGACCAGGAGACGCAACAGGTGATGCTGCTAATGCATCAGTTATAGCTGCTGCTTCGGCTGACGCTGCTGCTTTATCTGCAGAAAACGCTGCTGCTTCAGAAGCTGCTGCTGCAACCTCTGCCTCTAATGCCTCTACTTCAGCG